GCAATGGTATTCCGGGCAGATACCGATCAGGCCCGCACCGCCCTGACCCAGATGGATCAGGCCCTGGGAACCATCAACACCCAGACAGGGCAATCAACCGCTACAGCCAAGGCCCATTCCACCGCGCTTGAAAAGGAAGCCGCCTCCGCGCGTGAAGCGGCAGCCGCCACCCTGAAGCTGTCCGAGGCCGAGCGGCAAGCCCAGGAGGAGGCCAAGCGCCGCTCAGGTATTCCCGCGCGTCCAGTCCCTGCAAACCAGCCGACTGGCGCAACGCCTCACTTCGGACCTGAAATCCCTAAACAGATCGAAGATATGCGGGCGAAGTACGTACCGCTTTTCGCGGCGCAACGGACCTACCAGGCCGAGCTGAAACAGATCAATGCGGCGCATAAATCGGGTGCAATCTCGGCAAAGGAGCATGCCGCCGCAATGGCGCACCTTGAGGCCGGGTATCGCAAGCAGGTTGCCCAGATCGGAGCGCTCAATCCGGTTCTGGGGGCGAACCGCAACCATATGAAACTGAACGCGCATCAGGCGCAGAATCTGTCCTATCAGATCAATGACGTGGTGCAGACACTGGCACTCGGCATGCCTCTGCAGCAGATCCTGATGCAGCAAGGTCCACAGATTACGCAAATATATGGGGGGGTCGGCAATACGTTTCGGGCGCTCAAATCAGCTTTGACTGCTGGTCGCCTTGCGATTGGCGGCGTGTCCGCCGCCGTTGTGGTCGGCGCGTCAGCCTGGAACGGGTATCTGAAATCAACCAAGGATGTGGCGACGGCCGCCACCGGGATCGGACGTGCGGTAGCCGGCACATCCGAAGAGATGGAAGCCGCCGCCCGCGCTGGCGCAGCTGCGGCCGGGATCAACATCAAGGCGGCGCGGTCGATGGAAGCTCAGTTCCTGCGCACCGGCAGGATCGGCTCAGAGAGCTTCGAAGGCCTGATTGGTCTATCGAAGGATTTTGCCGCGACACTGGGCATCGATGCGAAAGAGATCGGTGGGACGCTGGCCGATATGTTTGCCGACCCGGCCGAGGCGGCGGATACGCTGCTGAACAAATACGGCCTCATCGATGCGGCGACGGCGCGCAATGCCCGGATGCTGGCGGCGCAGAACCGCGAGAGTGAGGCGCGCGCGGTGCTGATTGAGGGCCTGCCTGACCGGCTGGCAAAGGCCGAAGAGGCGGTCACGGGGCTGGCAGGTGCTTGGAATGCCGTGAAAACCGGTGCCAGCAATGCTTTGGACGCCACAGGCCAATTCATTGACGCGGTGGCGGATGGAGAAGCCGCCGTTGACCCGCAAATCCTTATAAGGGGTCAATTGGCTGCCGTTCGCCGCGCAAGGCAGAAGGTGGAGGACGGCCAGGGCGATGGTCTACTTGGTCGAATTCGTGGGTTCGTAAGCCACGCCGGAGATGCTGACCAAGTCGAAATTGAACTTGATCGAATGCTTGATGAACGGCGCAGGGAAGCAGCGCTTATTATGCGCCGATCCGAAAGAGAGCGGGGCGAGAAATTTGGCTCTAGGGCCATTGGTATCGCAGACCAGTCATCGGCGATTGCTGACGCCATACGGCGGGAGGCGCTGCAAAACGACATTGCCGCTCTGCGTACTGGTCAGAACGCACCAGGCCTGGATGACACCCAACGTGAACGGATTGCCCAGGTCATCGAGGCGCGATCCAATGCGCTGGATGGGCTGATCAACAAACAGGCCCGCCTGCTTCAGCTCGACCGTCTGGATGTTCAGATCCAGACCGAGCGCAATCCGCTGCTGCGCGCCGATCTGGAAGCGCGCCGGACCCGATTGGATCTGGCCGACCAGGAAATGACCTCCGACAAAGTTGCGGCTGAAGCAGCAAGGGCACGCGCCAGGGTGCTTCTCGAGGCCACCAGCGCCGCACAAACGCAAGCCAGAGACATGCGCGCCGAAATCGAGATCAGGGGGCGTCTGAGCGCATTGGTTGCCTCTGGCGCCTTGACCAGTGAACAGGCCAACAGACAGCTCCAGGAGGAGCTGCAGCTCAGACCGTTGATCACGGCGGCCGCGATGGCAGAGGGTGCCGAAAAGGCAGAACTGCAAAAGGTGATCGAGCAATTGCGCGACGGCTACGCGGATCTGGAGAAGCAGCGCAGCCAAGCCTCGGGAGCTGAGTTTCTGCGCGGTCAGCAGGAAACGCTTGAGAAGCTGCGCGTTGAGGCCTCGCTCCTGGGGGTCAACGCGGAAATGCGGGCAAAGATACTGGGTCTTCTGGAAGCGGAGCGCGAGATCCGCGCGCGCGGCATCGACCCGGTCAGCCAGATCGCGGGCAACATCCGAGGCACCGCCCAGGTCATTGCGGCGGAAACGCTCGAGCTGGAGCGATGGACCGAGGCCTGGGACAAGGTTGGCAATTCGGCGGAAAGCGCCATCGACAAGGTGACCGATAGCCTGGCCAAAGGCGATATTTCCGGTGCCCTGGAAGGTCTCGCCGCCGAGATCACCGGCCTCTTTACCGAGTTAACGATCAAGAACCCGCTGAAGAACGCCATTCTGGGCACGAACTACGGCACGATGGACGAAGTCGGCGGCCTTGGTGGAATCTGGGACCGGCTGACTGGTAAGGCGACCGCACCTCAGGCCTCCTCCATCCTCAAGTCACAGATCATGAGCACGGGCGCGATGACCGTGACAGCCGGGACCGTCACAGTGAATGGCGGTCTGGGGTTTGCTGCTGGTGCGGCAGGTCAGGCCGGGGGTGCCGCCAACATCAACGGCGTTGCGGCGGCTGGCGGGTTGACCGGCCAGCAGGATGTGCAAAATCAGGTTTGGCGTTTCTTTGCCGCCAAAGGCCTCAAGCCGCATCAGATTGCCGGGATCATGGGCAATGTGAGCGCGGAAAGCGGGTTCAACCCGCTGGCTCAAGGCGACGTGATAAACGGGAAACCGACGTCGTTCGGCCTGTTTCAGCATCACAAGAACCGGGCGACAGGGCTTTTGAACCAGGTGGGGGGACGAGGGAACCTTGGCGATGTGCAAGGACAACTCGAATATGTCTGGAAAGAGCTGCAAAGTTCCGAAGGGGCGGCCATGCGGCGTCTGCTTGCATCGACCAATGTGAGAGAGGCAACTGGTGCTTTTGTCGGCTTCGAGCGCCCTCAAGGCTGGAGCGCGCAAAACCCTGAAGGTGCGCTGCACTTCGACCGCCGTCTGGGGGCCGCACAGGCGGCAATGACCAAGTTCAGCACAGCAACCGATGCGGCAACGCAAAACCTCGGAACGCTGGGCCAGGGGGCGGATATCGTCGGTACCATCCTGTCCAACATCACCGGAATCGGCGGCGGTCAGAGTGGTGGCGGTGGCAGTCTGTGGGGCACTCTGATCGGTGGCATTGCAGGCGCTGTTGGTCTGCCTGGTTTCCGCGTTGGAGGGGCGACCGGCGGCTCTGATCCGTCCAGGGTGGCTGGCGTGGTCCACGAGCAGGAATTCGTCTTTGACGCGGACGCCACCCGCAGGATCGGCGCGGCGAACCTGGAGGCCATCCGCAAGGGCTCCATGCCAGGCTACAGGAAAGGTGGGCTGGTCAGTTCCAACCCGGCACCTGCGAGTGGGTTTGCACCGCAAGTCGCCAACCAGGCTGCGCCAGTGGTGATGATCAACAACTACACCGGCGAACCAGTTACGCAGGAGGAAACGGTCGGCCCGGGCGGGCAGAAGCGTCCGGTCATCTCCATCGGTGAGCAAGGTGCTGCAGCCGTTGCACAGCGGGGCAATCCGCTCAGCAGGCAACTTGAGGGTCAATACGGTCTCAAACGTAAAGGTCCGGCAAGATGACCATTCTGACATGGCCCACGAATTTGCCACGACCTGAGCGGTCAACATGGCAAAGGCAGTCGCAGGATCCACGTCAAAAGCGGATCAGTGAGAATGGCCCGCCAGGCTATCGGCGCAAATTTTCCGGCGTGGCAAAAAACATCAGCTTGTCGGTCACCCTCACCCGAAGCCAAAAACAGACCTTCGACCGGTTCTACGAGATCGACACGAAGCACGGTTCTTTGCTCTTCACCATGCCGGATCCTACAACCGACGGCTGGCCGTTGCTCTCGACAACCGGGCAGCCGCTTTTTCAAAGCGAAGGCGTACCGCTGTTGGTGGCGGCTCAATGGCTGTGCCTTTTCGGCGAATCCGCTCCGACAGAGACCATTCAGGGTATCGAGTTTCTTATTCGCTTCTCCGTGACGGTGATGCCATGATCCGCAAGAGCCTAAACGCCCGCTTGATGCAGGACGCCGCGACCAGTGACGAGATCTATGTCCTGCTGCTTGAGATCACCCACACGTCGCTGAGCGCGCCCATCCGACTATCCACGGACAATGCAGAGCGTATTTCGACCGACCCCCTTGTTTATGGGACGAGATCAGCCTGGCGTGGTGCCAACCCGGCCAACGAACCTTATCTCTGGGTGATCGCGTCAGTTCTTGTGCCGGATGACAAGCAGGACGCACCGGCGGCGGGGTCGTTTGTACTCGAGAATCTGGACAACAGCATCGTCGGGCTTTTGCGATCCTTTACCGACCTCGCCACCCTCAACATGGCCGTTGTTCTGGCGTCTTCACCAGATTTCATCGAGCGCGAATGGGTTGGTCTGAAAATCACCACGGCCGAGATGAATGCAGGCGAAATCAGCCTGTCATTTTCCCGCGAAGAGATCGAGCTTGAGCGGTTCCCGGTCGGACGCCTTAACCGCAACAGTTTTCCGGGGCTGCACCTATGAACCAATGGTCAAATAACTATGTCGGAACGCCATACGATGAGCACGGCCGACTACGTACTGGATGTGATTGTTACGGGCTGATCTGCGTCGTCTACCAGGAAGAGCTCAACATCACGTTGCCCGATTACCTTGGCTACTCCTCGGTCGAAGAACATGCGGAGATCGCCGCTTTGATCTCTGACGGGAAATCTTCTCCGGTCTGGGTCCCAGCCGATGGAAGCGCGGTAGCGTTCGACGTTGCGGTCTTCCGGCGCGGTCGCCTGGATACCCATGTCGGCCTGATCGTGAAGCATGGGATCATGTTGCACATGGCCGATGAGGACTGCGCCAAGCATGCCGATTACCGTACCGGTGCCTGGGCGCATCGCCTCACGGGGATCTTCCGGCATGTGGATCTGATCTCACGAGCTGCGCCATGACCCCCAAGGGTGAACTGATCCCTGTCCTGGCAGCCCCACTTTTCGATCCGGCGGCCGGGCGCATAGATGTCGAGGTTTCTGTTGGCTTAACCGTGGCTGAAATCGTCGCTTCTGTCTTGCCGGGGTTGAGCGATGCTGAGCGGCCGTCTGTTCGAGTTGCTCTGGTGACCCGGCAAGGGTCCGCGATCATCGAGCCCGAGAATTGGCATCGTGTCCGGCCCCGACCAGGTGTGCATGTGGTGATCCGCGTCGTGCCTGGTAAAGACGCCTTGCGCAGCATCCTTTCCATCGTTGTCGCCGTCGCGGCCGCAGCACTATCTGGCGGCGCGCTGGCGGGAACGATCGGAACAGCTCTAGGAATAGGTGCAAAGGCCGGGGGAGCGCTGCTTTCGCTCGGGGTGACAGCCTTGGGCAACCTCGCAATCAATGCGCTTATCCCACCTCCCGAACCAGATCCCGGCCCTGAAAACACTTACACGATTTCTGGATGGCGCAACCGGCTGGATCCGGACGGCGCGATACCTGTCGTGATGGGAAAACTAAGGTTCGCCCCTCCCTTTGCCTGCCGACCATTCACTGAGATCGTGAATGGCGATCAGTACGTCTTGAGCATGTTCCTTTGCGGCTATGGGCGCTTGTTGCTCAGTGATTTTCGCATCGGTGACACCTCAATTGCCGAGTACGATGAGGTGGAACTTGAGGTTCGGGAGGGTGAAGAGGACGATGATCCGATTACCCTGATGCCACATCAGAAAGTCGAGGAGTCAATTGGCACCGAGCTGACACGGTTGTTGCCGCGCGATGACCTGGGCGAGATCATTCCAGGGGAGCCTGGCGTTGAAAAACCGGTGACCAGGGCAACCGGTGCCAACGCCGCCGGGGCTTCAGTGATCTTCGCATGGCCAGCAGGCTTGGTCGTGTTCGACGACAAGGGGCGCAAGGTCGCGATCACCAAAGAGATCAGGATCGAGCATCG